CACGGATTCAGTTTATAATGAGTCAGAACCTCAATGTGCAGATGGCACTAGCATGGTATTGAGCATTTGGGACCAGCCAGTCTCTGAAAATAATCTATTAATTGCCGGCGCCGATTGGTTAGATGGCGATCTTACTTCTCGTACATATTTAATGGGAGGTAGTGGAACTCCAGGTGTTGATAGGTGTTGGGGTCTATCTACCGGTACTACATACTGCGATGGCACTAGCGCTGATTTTGATTATCAGATTCCATGGTCCGTGACCTCGACCACCTTCGCCGGCCTCTCCTGGATCACCACTGATACTTATTCTGTAGAGGCAGGGTTTATTGGTGATGGCATGGAGCAAGCTTGGGAGGACTATTATATGATGATCGAAGAGCTGTACGATTATCTTGTATTAAATACCGCCGGCCCCCAGTTAGCTCAAATAGGAAACTTTGGCGCCCCAGGCGACGATGTTGCTTATGCAATTGTGACTCCCGGCTCACTAACGGTACCACACGAGAATGCGCGCCAAAGGATTACCTATAGTTTAAGCTTGTGGGACGAAGCCACAATGATCCTTTTAGAAGATGCAGTTTTGGCCGGCGATACTAGCCAACGCTGGACAACTAGCACAGCATGCAAGTCCAGCAGCGGTTCAACAAGCGGGTATTGGTCCAGCTATTGTGATAGGACCATTGGAGTTTATACTGTAAGTCAATGGCAAGAGATGCATGCCCAGCTCGACGCAGATCAGTATTCTGCATATGTAACGGGTCACAGCTCAACCGACTCGGCATATGGCGGCAACTACCCTGAATACCTGTGGTCACGACGGATTAGCCTATGGGCGGGCTCTGAGTCTTCTGATTACGCTGCTTTGTATGATGCTTTCGTAGGTTTTGCTCAATGGGCTTGGCCAAATGATCAGGCTAATGGCGGTAAGATTGATGTAGCCTCACTGCTTGCTAGTCATGGTGTGGCCGGCCCAAGTCCTTACGCCACAGTGCCAGATGGTTGGCTTATGTCAGCTATGCAATCATTTCAAGATGGTGATTGCGGCGTTTCTGGCCTTGGCCCAGAGGATCGAAAGGAGTGGCGCGCCTCCTCCTCAAGTAGTTGCTCAGCTACCAGCGTTGGTTACGCTTGTTTCGAGTCTCCATATTCAGGATAATTAAAATATTTTAATAAAACCTATTTAAGTGATAGAATATATATTTAGTATAAAGGAATAAACAAATGGCTAAAAGAACAAGCATTACAATAGCTGATATAAAAAATCGCTCATCTCGCAGGCCTACCTCTAGGCGAAAGATGTATAATGGTCGCGTTATTTCAAGTAGGGGCGCCACTGCCAAAGTAATGTCTTTTAGCCAAAAGCTGATCGATAGGAGCGCGATGAAAGAGGCTAACTCTACAGCTTCAACTATAGATGTGAGCCTCGATGTCTTAAACGCTATCGGATGTACGATATTAGATGAGGGCCCCTTAAAATCTTTGGTGGCCCTTCAGACCGATAAAGAAAATATTTTTATTAACAGAGAACAATTAACAATTGATGGGGAAGCCATAACAGCTTATGAAATGAGCAATAAGATTGTAAAGGCAACTGATAAATTCAAAGATGTTGATGAAGATCCTTTTTATATTTTGGACGATGGGCCCTTTAGAAACATGAGAATACAATTAGACAATCAGAAGAAAAAACAAGTGCCCGATACAAGATCGGTTGTCAGCGCTTTATACGAATTAAATGTTTTGGATAAAAGCACATTGACATTAAAGTATTTAAATTAAATAGCTAATTATACAAGGATAAGAAAATGCCATCGTTTACATCATGGAATACGGTTATAGGAGATTTTGGAGAGTTTGACTCTGGTGGCTACATAAGCCAACTTGGCTTCAGTTTAATATACGATTCTCTTTCGGAAACGGAATATAGTTATGCCGTTGATACTTTATCATCGATCGATATGACTATACATTCTTTTTATGATATTGTGACTGCAGATGTTGGCTATATAACTCATACTAGCCTAGAGCCTGACGACGATTATAGACCCACTATCACATATTTAGAGGCCACCGTCGACAATACTCAAGCAGTTGCATATAGCACCAGCGAAGGCCGCGGCCTTCAAAGCAAGTTTGGTTTTACTAGCGGCTCTACATCACAAGACATATATGAGGAAGCAATAATGGAACTTATAGGGGATTTTGAACTGCAGTTGAATCCAACTCGCCAAACTTTCAGGCGCCTTTCTCCCGGTTCAATTGGTCCTCACAATTTAATGTCGTTTGGATCCTGGCGTTTAAAATATACTCAGGAAAGTGAGAGGCACGGACTTCTGGGTTCGAATGATAAACCTGTGGGAGTTAAGGGTGGGGGCTATTAGTGAGCACAAAACCGTATAGAGTAATAGATCAAAATTTATTTAGCGCTTCAATTGACAATACGAGAAACTACTTCGCTTCTTATTGGACAATTGCATCAGGCGCAACAGGCCTGCAGCCTGTTTGGATACATCCAGAAGGCTATAGTATCCAAAGAAATACCGACTACAATGATATCGTAGAAACAGAATTAAACACAGATTATATAGAAAAGATATCAATAAATTTTGCTCTGGAGACCACAGCGTCATCGCACGTCATATTTCCTAATAGGATGATCCCCGTTAGGGCTTATGGGAATGTGGATAATATCATTAATGATGAGCAGTGGCGCGCCGTGATGTTTGGAGGCACATGGACATCAGAGGAAGGTGCCTTTTCTTATCCTGGTATCTATAGGCTTGGCGCCTATGACGTACACAACTTCGAGTTTGAAACCGCCTACTCTCTTCGCGAAGCTCGAAACTTAGGAGGTAATGAAGCTTATGCAGAATATATGTATTATAATATGAACTACGACTATAATTCATATTATAAGAAATATGAAAATACGATAAGTAGTCGTACCGAATATGAAATACCAAATGCATATTACATTCAATCTCTGATAGGAGATCTAAATGTAGAGCCTAATATCATAAAATTTATTTCTAGAGAAGGGATCCTTTACCCAAGCGATGATGGAGAAGATGGTACCGCTGCCGAGATCACATATATGGAGATTCCAGTAGAGGACTTACTTACGCCAAAGGAAACGATCTTGCCTCCTCCCTATACCGTTACTTCTGAGGATATTGTAGAGGGCACCTCTGGAGAAATAACTTATACTGATAGAACTTATAACATAAGAACCTACCTGACTGGAGCTTATACGTTAGTTGATCTTTCTGGTACCACCAACGATTACCTGCGAACTAAAACTCGGAACCTATTTTTTAATGAAGAGTCAATAGATAATCTCTTCGCAGACGTGGAATCAAATAAGAGCAAATACCCTTTTTATATAAATGTCAACGTGGTTAACCCTACGGAGATTGAAAAAGACTGGACACCCGGATCGCCTAATACAATATTCAAAGATGCGATCCAAAGTTCTGGATTGGAAGAAATCTTGCTTGAGCGACTGAAAGATAAGTTTAGAGGTTCCCGCGCCTATAGTGATTATACTGCAGTTCAGCACACTACAGTTTTAACTTCTTCTTATGACACCGAAACCGCCGAAAGTACCCTTATTGAGCATGAGAGCACAAGAGATAGATCTTTTCCTATGATTGATTTTGCTGGCTTGTTAATGGAAATCGTAAACGAGCCAGATTTGCCGGCCGCCGGTGATATTTATTTTGTGGGCGACAAAAACCTAAAGACTAGAATTGTCGATAATCCTGCAGGAACTTTTAGATACGCACACACCATAGGTGCGATTAGAATGATTGATGAATTAAAAGCGTTCATGGAAGAGAACGCGGCCGTAAGACCTACCCAGGAAGGATATTTTAATACCGAGACAGAAGAAGATTATGGAGGCTTTTTGGGATTTTTAAATTATGCGGAAAATTCTTCATATAGAGAAACCATTGCATATAGAATTTCCAAGGGAAATACAAGTGTCGACCAGGATATTTGGCTTACAAATTGTGAATCGCTGGGGTCTGACTTCGCTTATGTCGATACGCAAGTTAGATACGGCGAACGATATGCCTATACGGTCTATGCTTACGATGTAGTTGCAGGATATAAGTATCGAATATCAGATGGCGTTGTGTCGACAGTAATAGGCTCGGCTCCGGTAGATATAGATGGCGATGGAGTAGATGACGAAGATTGGTCATGTATCCAGTTTGAGGATCGCGGTAACGTAGCTTCTGATCAGTTATTTTTCGATTTCGCCGATAACCCCCTTTCGGCAAGTAATCAATTCGCCACAAATGCTCAAACTTTATCAGAACACAAATATCTGTTTGATTTTAATTTAACAATTGAGCCGTCCATTAAAATAATCGAAAGAGCTGTGGCTAGTCATATGGGGACCGTACTGGATCATCCACCTGTTAAAATTGATGTTACGCCATATCAGAGAGTAGACAATTCACAGATTATAGGGTTTTTCTCGACTTATGAATCCTTCTCGCCACGCAAATATCCTGTGCAATTGAATACTGCTGAACAGGCAACAGCTGAGGTGTATTTGATGTCTAATAACTTATTAAGCACCACTGAGATAGAGGTTGATTCAGTTTCGCGTGTTCGTTATGTGGATGTTTATCGATTATCGGATAAGCCAACTTCTATGAAGCAGTTTAACGATGGATATATTACGACTAAAGATTTACTCATAACAGGTACCGACTTTACAGACACCACTTGTTTTTATGAAGAGCAGATTCAAACAAATACTAAATATTATTATCTCTTTCGATTCCGAAGCGAACATGAGATGCCCGGGCAATGCTCCCGGATAATCGCAGCAGAGATGATAGACGACGGTGGTTATAAATACACTACCTTCGATGAATTAACTGCAGCCGACTTGGAAAAAGATAATTTTGAAGATGTGTCTATTCCATTCAAAAAACTAATAAATCTTATCCCGAATATCAATCAGCTAGAATTTGAGTATGGAGACGTTGATTTGGCGGAAACGGCTTTCTCGCAAATAGAGAAGTTAAGTGTTGGCACTCTATCAGATTCTTTGTGGGGCAAGACATTTAAACTAAGGTTAACATCTAAAAAGACTGGAAAGAAGATAGATTTAAATGTTACGTACAACCTTAAAGAAGAACTATAAACTAATTAAAGAAAGAGTGTTATAATGGCTTTTCAAGATACCGCAGGAACAATTGTTCTGGATGCTACATTGACAGAAATTGGCAGAAAGCGAATGGCCGAAGGGAAATTTCGTGTAACGAAATTTGCTGTTGGTGATGACGAGATAGACTATACGCTTCTTAAAATGGATGAGCCGTCTTCGGACGAAAGGGATACTAATCTGGCCGCTTCACCGCTTTTTGAGGCATATACACAAAAAAGTTCTGTGATCAATCATGGTCTGTTGAATTATCCTCGAATGGACATCCTTTATATTCCGAATCTAAAAGTGAACAACTGTGTTTATATTGAAGAGTTTGCACAGCCTTATGGAGGCGTATACTACCTATCTGCCAATGATGAGACGACTGTAAAGCTAAAATCATATTTTGGTATAAACGAATATATCCTAGAAAGCAATGCGGATACGAAGACTAAATTAGTTATTGAGAGCGGCCTCTCACAAAACCTTCCTAAGACCGAATTGGCTCGCGAAAGATACATTTTAAATCTGAATATGTTAGATAGATATTATTTATTGTATTGTGATAACCGATTGTTTCACTATGTGATGAGTAATCCCGCGGCCAGCCGATTCAGAAATGACTCAGAAAACAATCTTGATGTCAATTTTGAACCACTCCAGAGAAATATTAAGATATCATTAGCTTCAAATGTGAATAACTATGATACTTATCGACTCCGCGCTACTGATGATTTGATTTTGGAAGCAGAAAGCGATCGTTTTGAAGAGGGAAGCTCAACGGACGATAGATGGTCTGCTCATGAGGGTCCAAGAGGCTCCGTGATTGCAATCAATTTTAAGCTTTATGATACTCTTTGTGGTCCTTCCAACGGAGAAACAGATATAAATTATTCTAGATTCGGCACCACCGGCTCGGCACTTTTTGGTAATTCAGATTACTATGATTATATTGACACCAATATTCATATTGAGGGACTTACCACTAATTCACAAATAAACGTTCCATTGAGAATTATTCGATATAGCGGAAGCGCTTAAAAGAAGTATATTTTTGATGACGACAAATAAAATAGCTACTATTTATGTAAGAGAGGAAATATTAAATGGCATCATTTTTAGATAACTCGGGAGATATTATTCTAGACGCAGTGTTGACTGACACTGGTCGTAAGAGATTAGCAGAGGGAAATTTTAAGATTTCAAGATTCGCATTGGGCGACGATGAGATCAACTACGCTTTATATGATAAGAACCATGCGTCAGGATCGGCTTATTACGATCTTGAAATCCTGCAGACACCTGTTCTTGAATCTTTCACCCAAACAAACGCGAGCATCCAGCACGGCCTACTTACTATGCGTCCGGACTTGTTGTATATGCCCACTTTGGCGACCAACGATAAGTCCCGCTTGTCCAGCAAGGGTGCTGTCAGCGCAACAGGAAGCATTTATTATGTTGCAGCTAATGCTGAGACGTTTACAGAAATAGTTTCCTCCTCGGCTTTTGCTGACGTGAGATACGCACTTCAAGCAAACAGCGTAACGACTAATGTAATTTTTATTGAATCGGGAATGAACACCACTGAACTAGCAGATACATCCACTAATCGTTCGGCATATATTATCGGCAACTCTTTGGACGATCGTCGCTTCAAGACTTCTGTTGACAATCGTTTCATCAACGGTGTGTACGGGCCCGCTGCCGGCTCGACATTCAGCAATAACACCACGACAAATACTTTAGTAATGTCATGGGGAAGCGCCGTCGCCGGCGGCGGTGCGCGCGCGACGTATCTGAACAATTACACAACTTATAATATTAGAGGGGTATCTAATCTAATCTATAAGCCATCAGTGGGTAATTCTACTGACTTATCGGCCATTAGTGGCCCACGCGGCAGTATCACTTCTATGGGATTTAGAGTATTTAATGAACTTACCACTCTATCTACTGGTGTTCGTTCGGACTTATATACAAAATATGGCCTTACTGATCAGACTTTATTGGGCCATGGAAAGAAGTACGATTATATTGACACGATTGTGTATGTGGCAGGTAGTAGCACGTCCGCGTTGATTCAAGTCCCAATTAGAATTATAAGATATGCAGGTATGACATAAAACGGAGATATTAAATGCCAGTTATTAATTATGAAGAATTAAATGCGTCAAGTGACAGCACAACAACCAGAACCCTCCTTCATGAGGTAATTCCAGTAACAGGTACAATTGTTAGCGGAACATATGGGTCCTTTCCTAGTGATGATAATATTAAAAATTACACACATGGAATGTTTCAGTCAGTTTATGACTATCCCTACCTAAGCTCATCCGCGAATCATATTTTTGATATTTCGATTGGCTATGCTAACGCTTCCTCTATGAGTGGAGCGTCTTCTGTACAAAATGCCAAAAAGATTAATATGTATAATCAGATGGCTCAGGTGCTTTTGGGATACAGCGGAAGCACTAGCGAGATTGAAACCTTTGAGAGTGATTTTACTTTTGATAACACGAATCAGATGTCTGAATTGTTCTTTTTGAGTTTGTCTCGTCCCTTAGTTAAAGATCAGATCAAGAAAGGATCTTTTGAGATTCAAATCGGAACTTCATCGTGGGACACCGGCAACGCCGCCGGCGGCTGGGGCCCCTTCGGAACTGGTAGTCGCGACAGCGGTCTTTTGGTCCTCGGAGATGTTTCGGCTTCGGCGACAGATAATTATAAGAATACTCAAGGCGGTGATTTTGGATTGCTGTACAGCAAGAACAATGACGGCTCTAACGGAACAGTATACGGGGTCATATATTATCAGGCCGGAATCGTTGCTTTGAGCAGCTCTATGTTTAAGAACAAAGGTACTGCAGCTGGAGCTACTGCCGACTTCTTGTCTGGTACCACTCTCTGTGGCGATGTTGCAAAGAAATCAGTAGACGAGGCGCTAACCGGTTCCGCCATTTCTGGTGCTTGTGATGCGCTACGGCATAGAATTAAGAACTTGTCTTTTAACAATACTACTGAAATTAATTCTAGAATTTACTTCTGTCGTGTTCCACATAATAAGTATAATTACAGCTCTAATCCGACATATGTGTCTGCTAGCAAGATCAGAGTAAAGAATGTGGCCTCTGACCAGCCTGTTTCTTACATTACCACTATCGGTTTATATAACTCAAGCAATGAGCTTCTCGCAACCGCCAAGTTGTCAGAGCCACTTAGAAAGGATCCAAACAACGAGTTAACTCTGCGTGTCAGACTGGATTACTAGTCATGTTCTTTCGGGAATTTGGTGGAAAAGATGTTTTCATAAATACAATGAAAGCTCACGCGTCGTGTGAGTTTTTCATTTATGACGGAGTGGCTTACTATAATGACACCCCCAATCAAGAGGGCACCTTCGGTTCAATTAATAGTGGATATGCACAATCGACTACGGCTTCGGGCGGCGATTATCCCGTTTATACGGCTCCTGTAAATAATATTAGAAATGTTCCTCCTGGCTATATAAGCTTGTACGAGTACAATATTGATAGGCCCGAGATCAAGAGTACTAGTTCGGTTGACGGTGGCATTAATGTTGTTGGCACTTCGTCATTGGTCAATAATAACAGAATTTATCCATGGATTTCAAAAGATGGCGCTCGAACTAGCTTCAGGACTGTTATTGGTAATGTTGATAATGAAGCATACCAAAATGAGTTCATTTTTGGCGATATACTAACCGCGGAATATCCTCTTAAGGCTAGCATAACTAGAGAGTTCATTGTTAATCCATCTTCTTCCGCGGCCACGACGCCGGCAGAGGAGGCGGGGGCTTATAATAAACACTTTGCAAGTCTAAAGAATAGACTCAACTATTATGGAATGAAGAGCGAACACTATAAAGTTTCTTCATCGTTTGGGGATAAAAACAGTCAAACAATTAATATGATCTCCATTCCTTCGATATTTTATGGCTCTGCGATTAAGGCAGGCAGCCTTTCATTGAGGTGGTATGTTAGCGGCACCCTCAAAGGAGAGCTAAAGGATGAGAGGTTAAATGGTGAACTGATCCAGATCGGGCCGTCCGGTAGCGTTGGCAGCGGCTCAGTGGCCGGCGTAGCCCTATATGAAGAAGGCTTTATCTTATTGACAGGTTCGTGGGATCTTGAAGGCCAGCCATATTATTTAGGAAAAAATGATGCCGGTAGTGTTTCTGCATCAGCACCAAGCTGGATTTATTTTGCTGCTGGATGTAATGATGGATCTGGTTCCGCTCTTTCTGAGGCAGACTCAGACGCGGATAGTTTATATGCCAGCGCATCTTTTGGGCTTTCGTTCCAGGCAACGACCACTACGCAGGTAGTAACCATGTTTGCTCACGCCAAAAGAGGAGAAGTAAACTATTCCAATAATCCGACATTCTTAGAATATGGCCAAGAGAAAACACTGTTCACTTCATCGCATGTATACGAAGAATCACCCGATATTATCATAAAGAATACAGTTAGTTCTAGTTGGGTGAATCACAGCGCATCATTTCGTCGACAAGTATACGTCTCCAGGATTGGCGTATATGACAAAAATAGAAATCTAATTGGTATCGCGACATTGGCCGATCCGGTTCTTAAAAAAGAAAACGAAGCAATTACATTTAAATTGAAGCTCGACATATAGTATAATAAGAACATGATACTTGGTATAGATATATCTACCAGCATAACTGGCTTTGCTGTTGTTGCAGAGGGCGAAATTGTTTTTTATGATTCTGTTGATTTGCGAAAATATAAAAACTTATTTGAGAAAGCAGAAAGAATAAAAGAAGCACTATTCAATCTGATGGACAACTATCAATATGAAAGAGAAGAACATTGGCTAGCTGAAGATCAGGACAAAGAGAATAAGATTAACCACATCTATATCGAGCAGTCTCTTCATATGTTTATGGGCGGAAAGTCTTCAGCAAAAACCCTCTCAACTCTCACTCGTTTTAACGGCATTGTTTCATGGCTTACTTACGAGATGTTTGAGATGGAGCCAAAATATATCGCCGCAACATCCGCACGCAAGCACGCTGGCATTAAAGTTCCGAGAGGACAAAAAGCAAAACAAGTTGTTTTGCAACATTTACTTGACAACGAGCCTGCTTTCAAGATACAATATACAAAGCACGGAAATCCGAAACCTGAGTCGTATGATCGTGCGGACGCAATTGTTATAGCAAAAGCAGGGTGGGCGATTGAACAAGCAAGCAGCGAAGAAGATACTGAATGAGGCATTTGGTTCTTCATACTCAAAGGGAACCGAGTTACTTTTCACGTGTCCGTCGTGTAATCATCACAAGCATAAATTCTCAATTAATGTGGATAAAAATGCTTTTAAATGTTGGGTGTGCGATTATCGTGGCCGTAATATTAGGCGCCTTATTAGGCGTTTTGGTACGTATATACAATTACAAAAATGGGACCAAGCTTTCGGCCGTACAGATCTGGAGAGATTTGATGATCTCTTTGTGGGAAGAGTCGAAGAGAGAAGTCATCAGAAACTGGAACTCCCGCCAGAGTTTATAAGCCTGTGTCATCATAGTGCACCGAAGACTGGCCTCTATGCACTCAAATATCTGAACTCGCGCGGAATTACAACGGAAGATATCCTCAAGTGGAAGATTGGGTATTGCTTCAGCGGAGAATATAGAAATAGAATAATAGTTCCTTCTTTCGATGACGAAGGGGATGTTAGTTATTTTATAGCACGCTCTTATAGCGGAGATTCATATAAGTATAAAAACCCTCGCGTCTCTAAAAATATTGTGTTTAACGAGCTATACGTTGATTGGAACAAAGACCTGACAATTGTTGAGGGAGTGTTCGATGCGCTTGTGGCTGGAAATGCTGTACCCATTCTAGGCTCAACGTTGAGATCAGATTCAAGACTTATACAGAAAATTGTCGCGAATGATACTCCGGTATATATCGCTCTGGATCCCGACGCGCGGTCAAAAGAAAACAAAATTATTCAAACACTTCTTCGGTATGATATCGAATTACATAAGATAGACGTGAGCGGCTATGAAGATGTGGGCTCGATGCCCAAAAATGTGTTTGAGGAAAGAAAGCAAAACGCTGTCTTTATTGACAGAGATAACTATTTATTGTTAGATTTACTATCGTCTATATGAGGGCTTATAATGAAAATCACAAAAACACAACTTAAACAGATCATCAAGGAAGAACTTGAAGAGGCCTCTTATCCTCTTAAGAATGTTCCTCAAGATACTGTGACTGCAGGCGCGCCTGGAGAACAGGCAGTCACGCAAACAATGAGAGCACCCAACCAACAAGAAGAGGCATCGCAACTTTTTGGAGGTCGCATGAATATCGATATATCTAAGCATGCCTATCGTATAGGTCAGCATTTGGGTCCAGATCACGCAAAGCGTGTAGCCATGGCTTTGAGCACCGCTGCACCCCACGCCGGCGAACAAATGCTCTTAGGTGCCCAGCATGGCTTCGGAGACAACGATTAAATGAAAATCACAAAATCACAACTTAAGCAACTTATCAAAGAAGTCATTAGCGAGGCTTGGGATGATAATGATGATGAGTGGCTGACTGCCGATGAAATGCGCAAGAGCCCTCGCAGTAAGATGATGGGCCCTTCCCCGATTGCTGGACAAGAAGATCCTTCCGATACAGAGGGGGGCTATACGATGGCCCAAGAAGAAGAGAACTTTCGCACTGTAGACTACATGATTGATTTTTATCGTGAAAAACCACGTATGTGGCAATGGGCCGAGAATCAGTATCACGATATGGCCCACGGCAATGATCCCGAAGGAATACGTTCTGAGATGTATTCCGACTGGTCTGATGAAGACTTTGCAGAGGTGATTGCAGCTATGGGTGAATCTCCTATGTATTACGAAGAAAAGGACAAATCTTTTTCAGAAGCCGGCGAAGAGATTGAAAAGAAAGGCACCGAAGGCGTTTTTACGGCTAAAGCCAAGAAAGCAGGAATGGGCGTACAGGCCTACGCCAAGAAAGTTTTGGCCAAAGACAGCAAAGCTAGCACAAAAACCAAGAGGCAGGCAGCCTTTGCGAAGGGTGCCGCAACTGTAGCTCGGAAAAGAAAAAAGAAATGAAGATCACCAAGAGCGAACTTAAACAATTCATTATTGATGAATTTAAGGTCGTTGGAGGTGTTGGAGATCCTAATTTGATCAATCAGATTGGACAGACTCCCACATCTCCGCAGTTAGGCTCTGTGGCTACTCAGGGTTCCGCAGCTGCGACAGCGGGTTCGCCAGATGACCTTAAACAAATCTTCTCTAATTTAAATAAGATAAGGCCAGCTTTGCTTAAAATGGTAGCAAAAGGGCTTAAAAATCCCATTGATGTTACAAAGATGCTAAAGTTCTATGCAGATCAAAAGAACTTAAATTCACTGTTGGCCTATTTCGCTAAAGAATTGACAGCAGAAGTCCCGGCTAATTCTACCGATGAACAAGTTATAGAATACCTCAATAAGAACACTGAGGCACTCATACAGCTTGGAATAAAACACTATAATAGTGCCACCGCACAAGGAGTTAAGATGGAGCGAAGAAATAAAATAACAAAAACACAACTTAAGCAGATTATCAAAGAAGAGCTTGACGAAAGTCTCGGTGGCATGCGACCCACAAAACCCGAGTATTCTCACGTAAGTGGTAAAGGATACGTAGATGCCCCAGCTGGCATGCAGCCACAGCCAAAAACATATGCTATAAATAATGATGTTATAGCTGCCGTTGATGATGACGGAAGAGTGGAAGTTTATACCGGTGCGGATCCCAAAGGTGTTCTGGATTTATTAAAAAGACTTGGCTATACATATGCTAATTTCCCTGTTGGGGGTCCAGCTTAATAATGCTTAAAAAGCTCTCACGATATCTTTTTAAAAAAGGCATAAGTGATATAGAGTTTTTAAAAATTATCGTGGTTGTTATAATGTCAGCTACATTTATGGGCGTTATGCTTTATGGGGCGATAGGGGCCCTCCTACTATAAAAAAGTCTTGACAGCAGCTCCTACATGGGTTATGATATATTAACGGCATAACTACGTCTGGAGGGAACTTGAAGTTTGCACATATAAGCGATACTCATATCAAAAATCTGAAGTATCATTACGAGTATAGAATTGTTTTTGAGCAATTATACGAAACATTACGAGAACAAGAAGTCGATTACATTGTTCACTGCGGAGATATCGCGCACACAAAAACACAAATCTCACCAGAGTTTGTGGAAATGTGTTCTGATTTCTTCCGCAACTTAGCGGCGATTGCGCCCACATATATTATCCTGGGCAACCACGACGGCAACTTAAAGAACAGCAGCCGCCAAGATGCGCTCACGCCGATTGTAGATGCGTTAAACTTACCCGGACTCAACTTGCTCAAAGATTCTGGCGAAACACATTTGGACGATAAGTTCTGCTTGAATGTGCTTTCCGTGTTCGATCGAGAGCAATGGATTAAACCAAGCAATCCAGACAAGATCAACATCGCACTTTACCATGGCTCAATTAGCAACTGCAAAACAGATGTCGGTTGGACGATGGTTAACGGCGAAGATACAATCACGATCTTTGATGACCACGATTTCTCAATGCTGGGCGACATTCACAGGCGCCAGTTCTTGGATGAAGAAGGCCGCGTATGGTATGCTGGCTCAACAATCCAGCAGAATCACGGCGAGACTAACGACAAAGGCATTCTCATTTGGGATATTAGATCAAAGAATGATTGGGACATTGAGCCGATTGTTTTAAAGAATCCAAAACCATTCTTCACGATCCCTCTTACACTAAAGGGGCGAATGCCTCGCAAGATTGACGTGCCCATGGGTGCCAGACTTCGCCTTGTTAGTACCAACAACTTACCGCTCGATGTTATGCGCAGAGCAATGGATATTGCGAAACACAGATTCAAGCCAGAAAGCATTTCGTTTCTGAACCGCGCCAGCGGACAACGTGGAAATGTGGAGGATATTACTAACGGATTACAAACAGAAAACCTGCGAGATCCAAAGATCCAAGAGGAGCTTATGGATGAGTACCTTAAGGACTATCAGGTGCCCGCTGATACGATGGAAAAAGTTTACGAGCTTAATCGTACTTACAACAAAATTATCGAGGAGAAAGAGGAGATAGCGCGTAATGTAAATTGGAGACTAAAGTCGTTTGAATTCGATAACCTTTTTAATTATGGAGAAAATAATGCTGTCAATTTTGATAGGCTTAATGGTATTGTTGGCATTTTCGGAAAGAACTTTAGCGGTAAGAGTTCTATTATTGACGCTGCTCTTTATACTCTTTTTAATACAACTTCAAAGAATGAGCGAAAGAACCTCAATGTCATCAACCAGAATAGAGATAGCGGCCGCGGCAGACTTACGATTGAGGCCAACAATGCCACGTATACTATTGAGCGAGAATCGGTAAAATATACAAAGCGATTAAAGGGCGTTGAAACGCTTGAAGCTAAAACCGATCTAAACTTTGAGATGCGGGATCACATCACTGATGAAGTAATTTCACTTAACGGCACAACTCGTAACGAGACAGACGCAAACATTCGCAAGCATTTTGGAACGATCGATGACTTTATGGTTTCGTCATTGGCCTCCCAGCACGGAGCGCTATCGTTCATTGACGAAGGTTCAACGGGTCGAAAGGAAATCATCGCAAAATTTCTAGATCTTGAAATCTTTGAGAAGAAATTTAGAATGGCCAAAGACGATTCCGTTGAGGCGAAAGTTATGCTCAAGAAGCACGAAGACAAGAACTATGACGAAGAGATTGACGTCGTGAGTGAGATCTTGGAAGATCATCGCGATAGCGTGGTAGCCAATAAATATTTCTGTACCGAATTAAGAGAAGAACTGGCTCTCTTGCAAGATAGTCTCGGCACTATAGAAACGCAGATCTCCACAATCCCCACTAAACTTATTGATATCGCTAAGCTCCGCGAAGAACAAAAAGGTAAAACTGAAAAAGTCATAGCTCTCACAGAGAAAATCAAAGAACAATCGCAAGAAATTACGAGAAAGAAGAGAGTAATCGAGACTTCTAAAAGCAAGACTAACAAAGTTGATATCGCCAAATTCATGAAGCTTCAGATGCAGATTGATCAGCTGCGTGCAAAAGAAAAGGAACTCAGAGAAGAGCTATCCGAGATTAAGAAAAAGGAAAAGTTATTAGAAGAGCACGAATATGATCCGGATTGTAAATTTTGCTGTGAAAATAAATTTGTTAGGGAAGCCCATGTTGCTGTTGCCAGCAAAGACCTCGCAGAACACGAACTTCGGAATACGACAGTCGACTTGGATGCTCTTAATCCGAGCGATGTGTTTACTAAACTTATGGAACACAGCCGCCTCACTGAGTTAATTAAAAAAATTGAAGCAGAAACAACGCAAGCCGATCTTGAGCGAGAGCGAAACAAAACCGTTAAGTCAAAGATAGAACTCGCCCTTAAAGACATCTCTTCGAAGATTGCCGAGTATGAGGACAATAAGGAAGCAATTGAGAACCTTGAGAAATTGCTCGGCAAAAAGCGCTCTTTAGAGAAGAGCATTGAGGGCGATAACAAGAAGATTGCATCTTGCGAAGAAGAGACGCTTGACCTCGTTAAACTTGTGGGATCCTACGAACAACGAGTAGAAACTCTCCGAGAGCAAAAGCAAGAATATCACGACCTAAGATCATCTTTTGCCGCATACGATTTGTTTATGCGATGCATGCACCCTAACGGAATCGCCTACGATGTTATCAAGAAAAAGATACCGGTAATTAATCAAGAGATCGCAAAGGTTCTCGCTAATATTGTGGAATTTGAGATTTTCTTTGAGAGTTCTGGCAATAAATTTGACATCTTCATTAAGCATCCACAATACGATGAGCGCCCAATTGAAATGGCCTCTGGCGCCGAAAAGACAATGGCGGCGATGGCCATTAGATTGGCGCTTCTGTCCGTCTCATCGCTACCCAAAAGTGATCTGTTTATTCTTGACGAGCCAGGGACAGCACTGGATGAAGAAAATATGGAGGGTTTTATTCGAATTTTGGAACTAATTAAAGTGTATTTTAAGAATGTTTTGCTTATCTCGCACCTTGATTCTCTCAAAGACTGTGTTGACATGCAAATCGTTATAGACAAAAAACGCGGATACGCCAGGGTTAATCAATAATGAAAATGAAATTATTAATGGAAAACTGGAGACAGTTTGTCAATGAAGAAGATCGTCAAGCAAAAGCATATTTAGACAAAGTGCTCGACATTGATAATTATGAGCAGTATGTTGCTCACTTGGGAAAAGCCGCCGGCGATCCCAGAGTAAAGGCTGTCATTGCAGGGGGCAGAGGAGACGGCAACCCCGAAGATGAGGCTGTCGGTGTTTCTCCTGGCGGCGGTCCTTGCACACAGTTCTTACCGGTTCAAAATGAAATCGATTTATCTAAATCGCTCGGCTTCCCTGCAACAAAGGATCCCTCTAATGTTGCCAAGGTATTGGCCGGTGGCCCCATGACTGCGGCAGATCTTGGGGGAAGTCCGATTGTTAGCGCTGTCGAACGATACATTGTTGATGGCCATCACCGCTGGTCGCAGGTGTATATGCTGAATCCTGATGCCGTCATTGAGACAATGGATATAAAAATACCGGATCCGGAAGCAGCGCTTAGGGCAATGCAGGCTTCGATTGCTGTGGTACAGGGAAAAGTGCCGTCACAGCATGCTGATCCTGGTCTAAACATTTTTAACATGTCAGATAAAGCAATGGTGGCGTGGATGAATCAAAACTTTAGCGATCAATTTGTAGAAATTTATGTCGCCAATTCAGATGCCACAGATAAGGCAGGAGTTATAGAGCAGATTCTATTTAATATCCAACTTATGCGAGAGCAGAACCCTCCTCAAACAGATACGAGTCGCGGCTATATGCCTCAGACAGGTAAAGCCGGCGACATTGATCGCGAGCTAGATGCTTTAGAGGCCGGCCATGTTAACTGGAAAGAGCCGGCAGAATAAATAACAAGGAAAATAATGAGCACAAACAACGACAATAAGGATAATGAATTTGATTTTCTGCCACCGGCAGAACCTCCCCCTTCTTTTAACCAAGAGAAGGACAGTTACCACGAACAAGTAGACGCCGAAGATTTTGGCATGGTAGAGGACTTTGGACTTCAGATGGAATACTCCGACGAAGATCTTTTACCCGAGAATACTGCCCCTTCCTCTATCAATGTTGGGTTTGTAGGCGTTGGAGGCGGTGGCAATAAAATGGCCAACGCATTTTTAGAGCTTGGTTTTAACAAGACATTGCTTGTAAACTCGACAGGCAAGGATATCCCAAAGAACGTGGAAGAAGATCACGTTGTTCTTATTCCCGATAGCGATGGCATCGGAAAGAATGTAGATTATGGTAAAGAGATCTTATCACAGAACGGCGCCGTCGTTGAAGACGCACTACGCATTAAGCTTGGAAAAGTAGATTGGTTGTTTGTTTTAGCCGGCGGCGGTGGCGGTACCGGAAGTTCTGTAACTGCGCTACACGCGGTATTTGAACGTTATATGAAATCTATTCAAGCTTCCGGAAAGGTTGTATATATCGTCTCTTGGCCCACCGCGCAAGAAAACCTTAACCCTACAATTGCTCGTAATGCGTTAACACTAGCAAACGATGTTGCTAGATATCCGCATATCATTCTCGACAACGAACGAGCCACTCGTCTACTTCGCGGCAGAATCGGCATGCTCGGCATGTATCCTGTCGCCAACACACAATTTGCTAAGTCGTTCGCCCAGGTGCTAAAACTCTCCACCGAGGATTCACCGATCCAATCTTTTGATAGTAAAGATCTGGAAACATGCTTGGGCAACGACGGGAGAGCTTTTCTCGGCTCAACCATGATAAAAGATCCAAATACTGGAAAGCTTGGATCGGTGATCCTCCACAACTGTATGAATAGGTCTGCCTGTCCTCCACCTAAAGGCAAAGCCGCCGCAGGTTCGTTAATCTTAGTGGCGTCTGAGGAAATGGTGGCAGATCCAAAAGTTAGCAAAAACATTGAGTCAGCAATCGCTTATGTCGGCGGTCGATGCGAGACACTATTCTCTGGCGTTTACGTGCGGAAGAATGTGCCTGGATTGATTGCGATACTAAGCATGAATGGATTGGCGACATGAAGAAACTATTTGAAAATTGGAACAGGTTTTTGAGCGAAGCCGACTACGGCAAATGGAAGAGACAGCCGCGCGGAGGAGGCAGAGGCTACGGCGATCGCTATGCGTCCGATAAACTGACAAAATTTGAAGATAGACTTCGGTCGCTCGGCATCGACGATGCACGACACCTCGTGCAATTTCTTATAGGTCTCGTTGGTATGGGTGATGATCCTGCGGAATGGGCAGAGGGCGAAAGACAGCAAACGCTTGATGATATAACAGCAGTGCTTGCAAGAGAAAGCGATCCACAGCAGACACCAGTTTCGGACGAGGAGCTATTACAGATGCAGCTTTCTCGCGAACTCGTTCTTTTGAGAATAGATAATAAAAAAGCTCGATCAATAATGAAATCCATACGCGATTTGCTTACATTATCTGATGAAGAACAAGAAGAAATTATTAATGAATTAATGATGTTTACAAAACCAAAAGAAGAAGAACACTGGGTGGAAGATGAAGAAAAAACATCAGACCATATGGACGCTTCTTCGATCAATTCGGTAATCGACCAAGTAAGAGAAGTAACTACACTGTTCGCAGATTTGTACAATGGTCTTCCCGATGACGAATCAAAAGAACTTTTTGAAGAGTATCTTAACGCAAATGTTCAGTTATATACTGAAAGGTGGCAAGAAGAAAGAAGTGCAGGGACCGAAGATTGGAGATCAAACCCAGATCTTCCGGAGGAGCAGCCATGAAAATCACTAGACGACAGCTTAAACAGATTATTAAAGAAGAGTATGATGCCTACAGCATTGAAAGCATCCGCGAACGTGGCGATGCTATGGAAATGGCGCAGGAAGTCAGCGAGATCATGAATTCAATGGGCCCCGGTGCGCTCTCAGGCAAAGAAGCTTATGACATGATAGTGGACGCTATTAACACCAAGGGAGACCGCGGTGATGTGGCTCAATTCTGGGATATGATGCTTAGTCCGCAGGGGCCCCTTCTGTATCGAGAAGAACCAGAAGAAGAATACTAAGTATGAATGGATTAGCGACATGAAAATCACAAAAACACAACTTAAAGAGATTATCAAGGAAGAGCTTCTTAAAGAATATGGTGGCTCTATCGCTAACTTCGGCGGTATGGCTTCTTCCCTCGGCGCCGTCGCAGGCCGCAACGAGCCCGCCTCGATGGAAAATGACCCAGATTCAATCGTTCAAGAAAAGGCAGTTCAGTTTTTTACAAACTTAGAGATAACTGAAAAAGTAGTTGGCATTTTGGTGAACAATATTGCTATCCCCGATCTAATAACAATTATGGAGAAAGTTCCGAAGATTGATACCGCCGAAGAAGAATTACACGAAGCGGAGAAAAATAATCCTTGGGCAATTTGCACGGCATCGGTTGGTCGAGAAGATAAAGAGAAATATGAGAAATGCGTCAAGAGCATGAAAAAGAAGAAAGGTAAAAAATGATGGACGAAACAAAAGGAAAACTAGATAGATTGGTCGAGAAGATGATTTCTCGCAAGTTTCTGGTTTGGCTAACAGCCACAGGATTGATGGCATTTTATGGATTAGAATCTGGCGATTGGGTAATGCTATCTGCAATTTACATTGGCACGCAAGGCGTTATTGATGGTCTTGCGAAAATGAAAGGCGTCTGATGTTAAAGATTGACTGGCTTAAAGTTATCGGTCTCGCAAAGAAAAACTGGAAAGAAATAGCCATTATTATTCTTTTGCTTACAGTTATTGGAAAAATGCGTTATGATTATAAACAATTAGAAAGCACTTATGAAACCAGCCAACAATCTCTTCAAAACCAAATCGACGGTTTACAAGAAATCCATGCAGAAGAATTAGAAAAAAAAGAACACGCATTGCAACAATATCGTGATGCACTAGATTTGTTGGAGAGACAATATGAAGAAGAAAGAGAAAATGTTAAAGTGGTGGTGGAAGAACGAGTTGTTGAAATTGAAACAACGATCGACAACAGGAAGCAGTTCACCGAAAACAAAGAAGAACTCGCAGAACAAATAACAGATACATTCGGATTTCAGTATGTTCCTTAAAGTGCTATTGTTTTCATTGGCGGCTCATGCGAATCCGCCACAGTTTACTATTGTTGGTCAGGACGAACCCGCTCCCTTTGAAGGTGTTTTGTTTAATAAGCGCGCCCTATCAGAGTTATTGGTTCTCCCAGAACAATACAAAATGGAATGTGATTTAGAGATTGAGTATCACCTAGATGTTCAGGCCACCGAATTTCACCTAGAGCGCCAGAATTTTCAAATCCGCTTAGACGCGTTAACGAAGGAATATGATCTACGCATCGAACAAAAGAATATTGAAATCTCCGCACTGCAAGAGGCAATGCTAAAGCAGGCGCCTTCTAATAAGTGGTGGTGGTTTGTGGGTGGCATAGCCGCCGGCGCAGTGACTACCTACGCCGCATATCGGGCTTTCGATGAGCGATAAGCTGAATAAGCTAGCTGCCTTTGAGAAAGCTATTGCTGCAAAATATGGCAAAGAAGCTATTCAAAACCCAAAGGGAAATTGGGACGAAGATAAAGAAAAAGAATATATCCAACAATCCCGAGAGTTCTATAGAAAGCAGACCAAGAATGACGAGGGCCAAGAAAAAGTAGATGTTAATGGGATTAAGATCTCAAAAAAACTACTTAATAGAGAATCTGTAAAATATTGTTCAATCTGCGGAGCTTTTCCAAAGAAATCTATGGATGATGTTTGTTTGGTTAAGTTTGATTGTTGCAATAAATGCTACATTCAATACATTGAGGGAAGAGAAGAGAGATGGCTAAAAGGATGGAGACCTGATGAAATTAGATCCAAGCGCACTTAAACAAATTATTAGAGAAGTATTGGTAGAATCGAACGGAGTTCCCAAAGATCCAACAAGTTTGGCTGGTGGCTCCGGTGTGCAGCAGACCACCCTTAAGAGAGGAATGCGCCAAACTGGAGAAGAGATCGCCGGCATAGAGGATTTTACCCCACAAGAAGGCAAGATAATAAAAAGATACATTGGATTGTTGCAGAAAGCAGCCGAAGAGCTAAGTCTTGAAAAGGGCGCCCTCTTTACGCTGCTTAATGTGCACTTTAAGAAATTGGCCTCTGTAGTTGGCAACGAGCTAGAGAAAAAGAAAGATACGCCGTCTTCCTCTGAGGATCCCATGGCCGCAGAAAAAGGCTCTCAGACGGTAGCCGAGCAGTGCGGCCCACCCCCCGTTGTAAGTGCACCAATTAATGTAGATTCAGAAAACGGAGAAGGGCGAATGGCTAAATCTCAGCTCTACAAGGCAGCTACTTATGCGGCCGAATTAGAAGAGATGATTCAGGATGGAGAAGAATTAGATGCTTGGGTACAATCTAAGATTACCAAAGCATCAGACTATTTATCTTCAGTAAAACATTACTTAGAATACAAGAAAATAAGAGGAAATTAAGAATGGCAACAATATACGATATTATCCAAGGCTTATCACAAGCAGCTGCGAATGCTTATGATGGGGCCCTGGGCGAGGACTACGAACCAGCGAATGATGGTATTTTACGCAGAGAAGAGGGGAACGCTCTTATCGACCAGCGTGTTATGGACGGCTTCAACGTAAAGTTTTATGGCAACATGATGTGCCTTTCATACCACTCAGAGATCCAATTGAAAGAGGTGTATGCTTCCGGTTTCGAGGGAGATATGGATCAGCGCATAGCGGATATTGCAGGCTGGCTCAAGAAAGAATATAAGAAGATTACTGGAAATTCCGTAACCCTCACCGAAGAAGGGGAGATTGATGTATTCGTGGAGAATTCCTCTAGAGTGCGTTCGTGGGTTATCGCTAAAAAGCACTACAAAGTAGGAGGTCTTGCAGAGGAGATGGGAATAGAGCAACCATCTAAGCGCGGCTTAGAGCCCGGCTGGAAGAAGTTCTTAGATCAGGGCGGCTGGGGTAAAAGACCAAAGAATGATACTAGGAAAAAGTAAAAATGAAAATATCCCTACAGAGATTAAGAGAGATCATAACTGAAGAATTGATTAAAGAAGAGCTTGCTCCAGAGATAGCTGCGCCCGCCATTGCTGCAATGCTCCAGGGAATGGAAGCAGAAGCTACTTCTGATATTTTCGGAGATGTGTTTACTCATATGTATGGAGAAGCGGCACTCCAAGCGCAGGCGGATGCAGCTCAGCCCGGCGATTTCGAAGAAGAAGGCTTCCCCACAGAGTACCAACCAGGAGGCGGTGAAGGCGATCGCCCCGTGATGGGATTCAAAGAGGGCATTAGCGACATCATCCAAGAAGAATATTACTTGTATAAAATTAAAGATCATATGAGCGCAGAACTTTTAACTGAGGTTCGCGGGATGAACATTGAGGATGCCAGAGAAATTATGGGAAAACTAGATGCTGATCCCGATGACCCCACTGTGTCCCGCGAGGATGCTTGGGATGCGAAGATGACCGTGCGCGAATATGAACAAGGCGACTATGCCGACCCCGCAGAGCTACGCCAGCAAGCAATGACAATGGCCGACGATGTTATCACCAATCCAATGCGCCGCACTACTCGGCAGATCAAACAGTTGGAAGATATGTGGCGAAAATACAAAGGAGATCTTCGCAACGCGATAGAGACAATTCGGGCAGATAACAACGAAGAGGAAACGACCGTGGATGCATTGGCTAGTTTTTATGATTACTTAACTTCTGCAGGCAATATACAGCAACATGATGTTTCATGAGTTTTCAACTATCAAAGCAGCAAAAAGTAAAAGAGATACTTAAGTGTGGAAAAGATCCCTCCTACTTCCTCAACAACTACGCCCGAATATCGCACCCATTACATGGACTTATTCTTTTTAACACTTTCGACTTCCAAGATGAGCTTCTCAAAGATTTTAATGATTACCGTTTTAACGTTATTCTAAAAGCTCGTCAGCTGGGTATCTCAACGATTACCGCTGGCTATATCGTGTGGATGATGTTGTTCCATCGCGATAAGGCTATTCTTGTTATGGCGACGAAATTCGCAACTGCAGGAAACTTGGTTAAAAAAGTGAAGAATATCATGCGGAATGTTCCAGAGTGGCTAAAAATTTCAAAGATTAGTGTTGATAATCGCACCTCTTTTGAACTTTCGAACGGCTCTTCAATTAAAGCCGCCTCTACGTCTGGGGATGCTGGTCGTTCGGAAGCCCTGTCGCTCTTGGTGCTTGATGAGGCCGCACATATTGAGAGTCTCGGCGAATTGTGGACTGGCCTGTATCCTACGCTATCAACAGGCGGCCGCTGCATTGCGCTTTCTACGCCTAATGGTGTAGGTAATTGGTTTCACAAAACATGTACCGAGTCGGAATCTGGAGCAAACAACTTTAACTTAACAACATTGATGTGGGATGTCCATCCAGATAGAAACGAAGAGTGGTACAAGAAAGAAACTAAGAATATGTCCAAGCGGCAAATTGCACAAGAACTAGAATGCAATTTCAACACATCCGGCGAGACTGTTATCGATTCAGATTGTATGGAGTGGATGCTCTCAATAGTTAGAAGCCCCAAATATAGAACTGGCTTTGATCGCAACTTTTGGATCTTCGAAGAATTCGATCCGACTTGTAATTATCTACTGGTGGCCGATGTTTCTCGCGGCGACGGCGCCGACTTTTCTACTTTTCATATCATCAAGCTTGAAACGCTTGAAGCTGTGGGTGAGTATCAAGGCAAGCCTACACTAGATATGTTTGCTAATATGCTCAATAGTGTAGGGAGAGAATTCGGCGCGTGTATGCTTGTGGTCGAGAACAATAATATCGGATATTCTGTTCTAACCAAGCTTATCGAAGATCATCAATATCCCAATGTATATCATTCTATAAAGTCTACGCATGAGTATATCGAACAACATCAGGCTGAAGCACGCAGCTCCGCTGTCCCCGGGTTCACAACATCTATGAAGACGCGCCCCCTCATCGTCGCCAAATTAGAGGAGTTTATCAGAAACAAACTAATTACCATATATTCCTCTCGGACCATTAACGAGATGAAGACATTTATTTGGAGGAACGGCAAGCCGCAAGCAATGAAAGGTTACAATGATGATTTAATTATGGCATTAGCGATCGCTTGCTGGGTGAGAGATACAGCGCTTCAAGTGAATGCCCGAGAGTTAAACTATCAAAAAGCTTTTGTGAGTGCGATTATAACCAGCAAGACTACCATGAATACCCGGATTAAAGGACAGATAGGCTATAAAAAGAATGAATTGTTTGATAAAATGACAGAAGCAGAAAAGATGTATCAACAATACAAATGGATTATAAAGTGAGACAATAAATGGCACCCAGAAATCGCAATAGAAATAAAAACCCAGCAAACGAGCAAACAACTCTCTATAAGGCTCTTACGAGACTCTTCTCGGGCCCTATTGTAAGTTATCGATCCCAGACCGGCCGGCGCATCCGCCGCCAGCATTTAGACAAATACTCCTCCAGGTTCAAGAGTGCATCCGGCCAGCAGTTTAAAAAATCATTATATAGCCCGTTGGATGAGATATCTACGAATGCAATCGCAAATCAGAGACGTTCTGAGAGATATGTTGACTTTGATCAAATGGAGTACACCCCGGAGATTGCATCTACCATGGATATCTACGCCGATGAGATGACAACGTATTCAAATCTTAGCCCTATGTTAAACATTAAATGTCCCAATGAGGAGATTAAAGCTGTTTTGCATATATTATATTCAAATATTTTGAATCTTGAATATAATTTGTTTGGATGGTCGCGCACAATGTGTAAATATGGCGACTTTTTTCTGTATTTAGATATTGATGACGTGTATGGCGTAAAGTCGGTCATTGCACTCCCGCCAGCAGAGATCGAAAGACTGGAAGGGCAAGACTCCACAAACCCTAACTATGTACAATATCAATGGAATTCTGCCGGAATGACCTTTGAGAATTGGCAAATAGCTCATTTTCGTATCTTGGGTAATGATAAGTATGCTCCTTATGGTACGTCTATTCTAGAGCCAGCGCGCCGGATTTGGCGACAGTTAACGTTAATGGAAGATGCAATGATGGCATATCGCGTTATTCGCTCTTCCGAGAGAAGAGTATTTAAAATTGATGTGGGTGCAATCCCTCCACAAGATGTAGAGCAATACATGGAAAAAATCGTAACCCAGCTTAAGCGACATTCTGTTGTGGATCCGTCGACCGGACGCGTCGATCTTCGCTACAATCCAATGAGTATTGAGGAAGATTATTACATTCCAGTCCGCGCGGGATCTGCCACGGATATTGTTTCGCTAGCCGGCGCGCAGAATATTACAGCAATTGATGATATCAAATATCTTCGAGATAAACTATTCTCGGCTCTCAAGATACCCCAGGCCTATTTGGCAATGGGAGAGGGCGCCGCAGAAGATAAGACCACCCTGGCACAAAAAGATATTCGCTTTGCAAGAACAATTCAGCGCCTTCAAAGAGTTATTATAGCAGAGCTGACCAAGGTTGGCATCATTCACCTTTATACTTTGGGTTTTCGGGGAGATGATCTCTTAGCCTTTAGCTTGTCGCTCAACAATCCATCTAAAATTGCAGAACTCCAGGAAATTGAACACTGGAAGCAAAAATTTGATATCGCTGCAGCAGCCACAGAAGGATATTTTTCACGTAGATGGGTAACAGAACATATCTTTGGAATGTCGAGTGAAGAATTTATCCGATGTCAGAGAGAAATGTATTATGATCGGAAGCATGACGCCGCACTTCAACAAGTGGCCGAGGGCGCCGCCGCCGCCGAGTCAGGTCTTGGTGGCGGGACGGCTGATCTTGAAGGTGACCTGGGAGGCTTAGACCTTGGCGATGAGCAGGAGATGCCGGCCAGCGAAGCTGGAGGAGGAGAGCTTGATCTTGGCGCCACGGACGCTGAAGGCGGCGCTGAAGGCGGCGCCGAAGGTGGAGAGGAAGACAGCACCCTATTGGCGGTTCCTCCGGGTTCAAGAAACGCACCGCGCCTTACTCCCCGCTCTAAAGGGAAGGTGTATCATCCCGTTAAGAATGATCGTAGATCTTCCGGCGCCGCAAGACGACATCGCCAGAGCCAATGGGCCAAGGAAAAAGCATCAAGTGCAATTAGGAATATAGTCCCAGGAATGGCCGATATCCAATCTCTAGCAAGTCCCCCCGGGTCGAGAGGGATTTACGAGCATGATGAATCTATTTATAGTTTGAGTGATAAGACTGAAGAAGAAAAGCTTTTTAAGATTAACAATAGTCTTCGAGTTTTGTTGGAAGGCTTAAAAAGCAAAGAAGAAAATTTATTAGAGCAAAAGGAAAAGGATAATGAAAATAAAGCACAATAAGAAGCGTAATACTGCTTTCGTATATGAGGCATTAATAAAAGAGACGACTGTTTCAATTCTTAAAAATGATCTTGCAAGGCGAAAAGCTGCCATTTCTGTCATTAAAAAGCATTTTTCTGATGGCTCCATATTGAAATCGGAGCTAGAATGTTATCGTTCTTTAAACGAGAAGCAAAATTTAGATAGATTGACTTGTGAGAAGATCTTGAAAGAGGCAAAGCTGCAAAAAAGGCTGCTCGACCCCGCTGAGCTATTTGAGAAGCAGACTGAACTCATCCATGATGTTAATAAGGAGGTATCGCCTTCGGTCTTTAATAATTTTGTTCCTAACTATAAGTCTCTGGCAACTATTGCTCAGATCTTTTCGGACAAAACCTCTCCGAAGAATCAGATAATCTTAGAGAATCAGATCATAAAGGACATGCTCGCCTCAACGAGTGAAGATATCGTGTCTGAAGATATAGACGAGCTAGTATATCGCTCTTTTGTGGTAAAATTTAATGATAAATATGACAACAACTTATTGCAAGAGCAGAAAGACTTACTGGGTTTTTATATATCCTCTTTCGCCGACAACTCCCTACAGTTAAAAATATTCCTCAATGAGGAGATCAGCAGACTAAAAGAGGCACTATCGAGCACCACTGCTGAGGACGTAATGGGCGCCGATGAAGACATGCAACAAAAAGCCTCACAAGTCGTAGAGAAGCTTGACTCTTTTGCGTCCGAAACAATTAACGACACTGTTCTCTTAACAGTCATGAAAACACAACAGCTAGTAAAGGAAATCTACTCTGATGGCAGTAACGATTAAAATTGGAAAGGGCGAAACAAAGACCACAGTCACTTTAGAACTAGACATTCGAAAGAGCCTTAACGGAGATCTAATGATTTTTGATCATGGAGATATCGATATTGTGTTATCAACAACCAAGAATAAGGTGCTGGCGTTTCCTAAAGAGACTATGACTGATTTGGTTTATGGTGCTCAAAATAGACTGTTTTCGCACCTGCAGAAGAGAGGCATCGTTATGCCCGAATCGATCCAGGCTGGTTCTTTTTTTGGCGCCTTCGAAGCAACCATGGAGACTCCTTTTAAAGAAGATGTTAATGCTGCCAAGCTAGCGCTTGTTAACATATCTCAATTTATCGAAGAAGAGCGTCCATATTTTGAGTCACTTGAGGCAATTGTCGCAATGGACGATGATGAGCTGACGCATCCCGATAAGACAGACTCTACTGAATTGGGAGAAGTGCCCCAAAAGACGAAGCAGGGCTCAATCCGCCCGGGCTTTGTGCGCGATCCTTATTCACTAAACTACCTCTATACTATTTAGGAGCCCATCTATGTCAGAAATGAAATTGATAATGGAGAGCTGGAATGGCTTCCTTGAGGAAGAGTTTGGTGCATGCCCAGTGCAGCCGATTGACATAGATTCTTTTTTAGATGGTGTCGAAATTGCAATGATGGACCCCGCTGTTCAGAAAGAAAAGATTGAAGAACTTAAAAAACAAGGTGAAAGTGTGGAAAAGCTTAATAAAATTATGGAGGTCGTTGGTCTTACTGCCGACGTTCTCGGGCCCAGTGCTGGCTCTCTTGGTGCTGCAGTTGTCGGCATCTTCGCAAATGTGATAAACAATGTCCAGCAGAAGAAGACAGATGAAAAAACAGAAACATTGCTTCGAGTGCTTTGTATTGACAAGGCTCTTCTGGATACAATATCCAACGATATTGAGAAAACTTATTGGGCGAGCAGCGGAATTCAGCAAAAGGTAGAGGCGTATATACGAGCTGCCCGCGGAACGGCAGCGCCCGACCCTATGCCAGACTTCACAGAGCACTTAGTTAAGTGGTTAAATACGGCCGGCGACTCTCCTTATGCTAAGCAAGGCACTCCTGGTTTGGATACTGATATAGTTATAAGAGGTGGCTAATGGAACTATTAACATTTATATTATGTGCTTATGGGCTTACACAGGTTCTTGTCTATGGGCATGTATTTGAGAAAATAAGACCCAAGAAAACATGGCTTAAAGGCTTTGGACAGCTATTTCATTGTCCAATGTGCATGGGCTTTCATGTTGGTTGGTTTTTAATGCTACTTTCTCCATTTACAGAACTATTTAGTTTTGATGTATCTGTATTTAATTTCTTCCTTCTAGGGTGGTTATCGTCAGGCACGTCTTATGTACTTAATATGATATTCGGAGATGAAGGAGTAAAACATGAACACAAGTTGGACTAACAAATGGATGTTACAGCCGGTTCGCCGTTGCTGTAAAGGATCGTGACTATGGGACAGAAACTTTTACGAGAATACTATGAGCTTTGTGAAGGTGGCGTTTGTCAAGATCTTTTGACTGAAGAAGAAAAAAGATTTGTGGCAAGTGGCGGCATGATTTTGTCTGGCAAATTGCAAGAAGCAGATATCCAAAATGGTAACGGAAGGGTATACCCCCACCGAGTGCTTATGCGTGAGATGAAAAATTATCAAAAGCTCGTCAAAGAACGTCGCGCCCTTGGAGAATTAGATCACCCAGAGGATTCTGTCATTAATCTTAAGAATGCGTCTCACATGATTACTGAAGTGTGGTGGGATAACAAATCGGTTATGGGCAAAGTGAAAGTGCTTAACACTCCCTCTGGAAAAATACTAAAAGAGCTAGTAAGCGACGGCGTTAAACTTGGCATTTCTTCTCGCGGAATGGGATCTGTTACCGAGAGCGCGGGCCAGACGATAGTAGAAGATGATTTTCAATTGATATGTTTTGATTTTGTGTCCGAGCCTTCTACTCCCAATGCATTCATGATGCAAGAAGCAAAGCAGTTTAAAAATAAAGTATTCACCAAAGCCGATCGTATCAATAGATTATTGAACGAGGTTTTGGACAATGAGTGACTGGTCAAGTTTTCAAAAAGACAAGAGAACGGCTGACGCATGGCGCCAGTTTTTAAAAGAATCTCAAGAGCTTGATGAGCGCGCCGGCTTTCTTGCTGGCTTAGAGCACGGCGCCCGCGCTGCCGCAGGCCTAGGCCAACGCCCCGATGACAAAGCTCCGGGTATTGCAAAATTGGCCAGAACCTCTGACGCGACGAAGTTAAAAAAGAAAATTGATGAAGCAGTTAGTGCTATTTTGCGTTCTACCACTCTTGAACAGTTTGAGGAGCGCTATGTTGAACTAGCCACCATCTTAAGAGCGGCCTCATCGGTAAGATTATCAGAAGCGACCGATGAAGAAATAAAAGCCCAGCAAGCTAGTCGAAACCTTAGCGATCGCCTGCGCAATATGGTGGACAATTATGAATCTGACGAGCCCCTGGACCGCGAAGACGCGCAAGCGGTTGTTGATTCTGCACAGCAGGCAAAGACTAATGAGCCCAAAGTCAATAAAGTTCTTGCACGAGTCCTGAAGACTTTCGGAATAGACCCCGAAGAGTTAGAAGATGTTCAAGGCGCCGAAGCCGCAGTTAAGAAAATGTCGTCTGAAGCCCCGGCCGAAATTGCAGCCGAACAGCCAGGACTTAAAGGAGACCCAGAAGAATGGATCGAGCAATCTAAGAAAGAATTAGCTGCTGCCAAAAAAGCGTGGCATGCCGCGTCCCAGATAGTCGGGCGCGCAACCGAAGAAGCTGATATCACAGCTGGTAAAACTGCAAGACTTAAATCAGCAATGCAGCTCTCAGATTTCGGACTTCCCGAAGAACAGGTTCGCCAGATTCGTATGAAGTGGCTTGAATTAATGGCCTCTAAGGCCGGCCAATACACTACCTGGGGCGGCCAGCCCGAACCTGAGCCCACTGAAGAGCCCGAAGAGCCTGAACTAGAGTTGGCAGATGATGATGAAAAAGCTCCCCCCGAGCCCCGTGCTATTGGTGGGTGGACTGACGCTCCTCAAGACTATGGGGATCAGCCCGACACCTCGTTCTACGATGACTTCCGCATCGACGACTATGGCCCTAAGCCTGAGCCGGGAATGGAAGATTATGATACCCCCACTTTTGCGGGCGCCACAGATAAAACTGCTGCACGGCGCGCAGCTGCCCGGCCACCCACTATTACTCCTACCGCAGATCAAGAATATGAAAAAATGTCTCCGGAAGAACTTAAAAAAGCACAAGAGCGTACTGCAAGGATGGTTGATAAAGGGCGAAAGCGTCCCGCAACGAAGAAAAAGAAAGTTGCAGAAAGCAAAAGACTCACAGAAAGTGAAATAAAAAGATTTAAACTATTAGCAGGTATAAAAAAATGAAAAAATCAGATTTAAAACAATTAATTAAGCCACTCGTAAAGGAGTGTATTCATGAGGTGCTCATAGAAGAAGGCCTCCTCTCTAATGTTGTGGCGGAAGTGGCTAAAGGCATGCAAGGAAACCTTGTTGTTGAAACGAAGCAAAAAAAGGTCGACCATCTATTTAGTGAAGAGTCTCGCAGAACACGTAAGTCTGCAGAAACAAGTGCTAAATTGAATGAACATCGTAAAAAGCTTATGAATTCCATTGGTTCCGATGCCTATAACGGCGTTGACCTTTTTGAGGGCACAGAAGCTTTAACTCGGAGCGAGAAGCGCACCGGCGCCGGCTCAGTAGATCTGGGATCCCCCGGAGATGCTGGTGTCGATATCTCCTCTCTGATGGGCGATGCATCTAAAATTTGGCGAGCAATGAAATAGGAACAAAATGAAAAAGAACTCTAATTTCTCTGTTACATCCAGAGAATGCCGCGGCAATCATGAGAAAATGATCCGCAAATTTATTAAAAAAACAAAAAAACATCGGATTATTGAACAAGTAAAAGACCGCCAAAGATACAAAAAACCTTCTGTGGCCAAGAAAGAAAAGCACCAACGCGCCGAACGCCAACGGACCCGAGATGAACAAAAACGCAGAAGAGCTAAAGAAAGACGCAATAGAAGGAATTAAGGACTATTTATAATGAAACTATATAATTTAGGAGGTTTATCATGCCAGCAGATTCTTGGAGACTAACACCGGGTGTTAATCACGTAGGCGCCTATCAGGTTAGCGGAAGGCCCTTTGTTAGTGGAAATATAGACACCAGCAGCAAATCTGTTGTATTTTTCCAAGGTGTCACGAGGTGGGTCTACGTACAGAATCAGGGGAAGCGCGACTTGAGAGTGGCTTTTTCAGAGGACGGCATGGATGGTAACAATTATTTTGTTGTGCATCCTGAATCAGGTAGCTTCGGGCCCGTAGAACTTAAGTGTTCAGAAGTGTGGCTACATACACCGTCCGGAGACGATGCAAAGGTTAATGTAGTGGCCGGCCTCACCCTTGTGGCACCCGAAAGAATTAGTGGCTCTGGTGGCCGCAGCTATGCAGGCATCTACGGAGTAGGCTAACCATGGCACGGTTTGGTTGGGCTTACATAAATTGTGAGGATTCGGGCTCTCAAGCTTTGGGGGTTCCGGAATCTGTACAATATATGACTCAGGCTGGAAACCGCACAAGCGGATCCGCCAATCTTTTGTTTCGTACCGGTGCAACTGAGCAAGCTCATCATACGTTAGTATTAACAGGCACTTTGATTGTTAGTGGTTCAATTACAGCGAGTCATTATCACATTAAAGATGTTTCAACTATTGATTCAACCGGCTCAACATACTTTGGAAATAGTGGTGATGATGTACATATCCGCACAGGCAGTTTGCGTATTTCGGGCGCGAGTGGCGTCCGACCTACCCTCTTTACCAAATACAGCAATGTATCCTATACAGACACCTTTGGATACATGGTCGGAATCGGCACTGATTCGCCGGGCCATACTCTAGAAATCAGTGGAACAGTTTCTGCTAGCTCTAATATTTCCGCTTCTCGATATTATGGATCGGGAGAATTTTTAGCTAGTATTCCTATTGATGGCGGCGTTAATAATCGCATCATAACAGCTAAGGGCCCCATTTCGATCAAGGGCGAAAGTGGCCTTCAGTATGAAAGTACGATGGGATCCGCTCTTTTAACTATTAGCGGAGCCATTAGGTATACAAGAGATCAGGTTGCCTCTGCCTGGACCATTACTAAAGATCAGTATTATATTGGAGTTGATTCAAGCGGCGGTACACGCGCATTAACATTGCCGGCCGCCTCCACCTTGTCAAGTGGACAGTCGTTTATAATAAAAGATGAAGGCGGCGCCGCCGCCACAAATAGTATAACGGTTGTTTGTGCCGGTAGCGATACGATCGATGGTGAAAATACGGTTGTTTTGGATTCAAGTTATGCATCAATTACCATTTTTACAAACGGTAGTAATAAATATTTTATCATTTAGAGTTAAACAGCCCTAGTAAACTAATTATTAATGAAAAAGGGCAGCTGTAATGCTGCTTTGTTTTATGGCATAACTTTGGAGGGTTTAACTAATGGCATACAAATTTTCTTACGGAACTTCTTTTTTTAGTGGAAGTCTAGATCTCGGTGGTTCACCCACCTCCCTATCAGCTTCACATGAAATTCAAGCTGGTTCG